CCTCGAGGCTCATCAGGCCGATGGCGGTCCGGGCCACGGATTCCTCGAGGGCGATGTAGCCGACCGGGGTTCCGCTCTTGATGAGGTGGTAGGCCAGCTCACGGCAGAACTGGCTCTTGCCCACCCCGGTCCCTGCGGTGACCGTGACGAGCTCACCCGGGCGGATCCCGTGGAGCATCTGGGTCAGGGGTGCCCAGGGGTAGGCGATGCCCGGGGATGCGTCGAAGGACTCGATGCGTTCCCAGATGTCCTGTGCCGCCACGATGCCGTCCGGGCGGTAGGCGGGGGCGATCCAGGTGGCGTTCACCAGCTCCTTCGCCTTGCCGCTTCGGATGCAGTCGTTGGCATCCTTGGCAGGCAGTTGCGCGATGAACGCCTTGCCGGGGCTGAGGACCTTGGCGCACTCCTTCGCCGCCTTCTGCCCGGGCTCGTCCATGTCGAACGCGAAGACCACGCGGTCGAATCCTTCGAGCCAGTCGAGGCTCTTGGCGATGGCCTTGGGTGCCGACTGGGCACCGTTGGGGACGCTGACCACGGGCCACTTGTGCTCCTGCACCTGGCTCAGGCTCATGGCGTCGATCTCGCCCTCGGTCACCACGACCATCCGGCCCTGCCCGGAGAATCGGTGCTGGCCGAACAGGACCATCCGCGAGGCATCCCCGAGGATCCTGAACTGCTTGTCCGCGGTGCGGAGCTTCTGCGCCACGACCTCTCCAGAGGCATCCCGGTAGAGCGCGACCTGCACGGGGTTCCCGTGGTGCTCCCCGATGCCGTAGTTCCAGAGCCGGCAGGTCTCCTCGGTCAGCCCACGCTTCTCGAGGGCTGCGTATTCCACTTCGATCATCCCTGGGATCCTTCCTACTCTCTCCTGCTGCGGTTCAACACCCTCGCCCCGCTCATGGTGCTGGCACCCGAAGCAGTAGGCATGGCCGTCCGAGTAGCGGGCGAGGTTGTTCCTCGATCCACAGCTCGGGCAAGGCTCATGGCGGATGAAGCGAGACGACTCCGTCATGCGGTGAAGACGACTGCGGTTGCCTCGCCGTGGGACCAGACGGCGTTGACGTTCTGCCCCATGAGGGGCAAGAGGTCAATCGCGTCCGACCTGCGGACCGGAAGCCACTTCTCGTCCACCTTCGATCCGACCCCAGGCTTCCCTGCCCGAGTCCTCCGGATCGTCACCCCGGCATCCCAGGGGTGGTCTTCCTCACGCATGTAGAAGGAGACGGTGACGAGCGTTCCTTGCCCGTCGTACTTGACCTTCACTCATGCCTCCACCGCGTAGCAGCGGGTTGACTTTGGAGTCGGAGTCTCGGTCTTGTGCAGGAACGAGTTGAACCAGGACTTCCCGAGGTGACGCTCGATGAAGGAGCTCAGGGAGCAGGCTTCGCTGTTCGTCAGGGTCATCCGGATGTCGCCCGAGGTGATGACCAGGGAGTCCCCGTCAACCGAGAACGTCGGCTTCTCCGGGTCGGCTGGGACGAGCTGCGGGTTCAGGACGGTCTTGTAGGAGTTGCTGTAGTGCATGGATGAACCTTTGTGTGTCCTCGAGCCTCATCATCAGGAGCCAGTCGCTCCTGTCCCGGCGCATCAGCACGACGGGAACCTTGTTCTTGCAGTCGCGGATTGCCTGCTCGATGAAGTCGTAGACCGCGATGGACTTCCTGAGCTTCACCTCGCAATGGATGTCTCCGGTGCCTCCGAGGTCAGCGGAGAGGGAACCGGAGGATTGGGCTGCCCGGTACGCAGACTGGATTCCCCAGCACTTGCGTATCGCATCCCGGGCATCCCGCTCCCCGCGCTTCCCTCGCTCCCGGTTGTTGGGCATCAGAAGTCCTGGGCCTTGACCTTCTTGCCACCCGCAGCGGCCTTGACCGGCTTGGGGTCATCCTCGAAGTTGTCGAAGGTCTCCGAGACGAACCCATCCTCGGTGCCGAACCCGAAGTCGCCGGCGCTGCTGCCCTTGGGCTCCACGACCTCGATGAGCTGCACCCCGCGCAGGCGGAGGCTGATCCCGGCCCCGGTCGCCGGCTGGTTGTAGGTGCTGATCTCGAGCGCGAGGCGGGCACGGGTGCCGCTGCCGATCCGGAGGTTGGTCGTGTCAACCTTCTGACCCTTGGCGTCGAACAGCGCGGGCTTCTGCTGCCAGCTCTTGCCGCTCTTGGTGTTCACCTGGAACGGGAGCTTGGCCTTGACGACCAGGTTGTTCTCGTCGTCCCGGGTGCAGGGGAGCGCCTCGTTGACCTTGACCTTCTTGCCGCCGGACTCCTTGGCGCATGAGGAAAGCCATGCGGTCCGGGCGTTCATCAGGGTCTCCTCGAGGTCGTCGGCTCCCTCGCCGGCGGGGATCACGATGTTGGTCTTGAAGACCCCGGAGGCGTCGAACCGGGTGTCCGGCTCAATGAGCGCCGGGTACTGGAGGATGCCTGCTGGGGTCGTGACCTGCTGAAATGCTCTCTTCATTCTGTTCCTTCCTTCCTTGGTTGGGGGATGTTTCCCATTGTACCGCTTGGTTGAGTGTCCGCAATCCGTGACATTGGGTCAAGCAAAGAAATACTTCGAGTTCCGCAGCTGCGTGATGTCGAGGTTGCCGTAGCCCGGGGGCTCCGGGAGCGTGAACCCCTTCGGAAGCTGCGCCTCGATCTGCCGCATCCAGTCCTTCAGGGGGTCACCCTCGAACGTGTCGATCCATGCCTCGCGCAGCTCACGGGCAAGCACCGGGTGGAACGCGGCGTGGACGAGGTATGAGTCGTGGACGAACGCCATGTCCGGGATCTTGGCCTTGACCAGGCGTCTCGCCGTCATCCGTGCAGCCGTGGCGTCGAGGCTGTGGACGAGGTTCGGGACGATCCCGTTGACATGCTTCCTGCGGTCGATCCGTGCGGTCTGGTTCCGGATCTGCCAGATGTGCGCCTGCTTCCCGAGGGTGGTCTTCACCTTCGAGGGCTCGTAGGAGTAGTAGGACTGCTGCACCGTGAAGCCGTCCGGGGTCACCCACATGGGGTGGATGCCGGCATTGACGATGACCTGCCCTGCCTTCCGTGCCCAAGCGAGGAACTGGGTGCCCTTCACCACGATCTCCCCGATGCTCGGCCACACCTTCCGGATGAGGAACCCGCAGGGCTTGCTCGGGTCCATCCACGGGCCGTCCCGGTGGTTCTCGAGGTACGCCTCCTTCAGGTAGAGCATCGCTGACCGCTGGCTGATCGAGTACGGCAAGCACATGACCGGGCGCTTCACCATCGAGCGGCTGACCCCGAGTGCCTCCCACTCGCGGGCGAAGTTCTCCCCGAGCCTCGCCGCATCCCGGATGCGGTCCATCGTCCGGTCCGCGACCATCTGGTAGATGTCGCTCGGGCGGTCGGAGGGAATGACGTTGACCGCGGCGGCACCGACCTCGTCCTTCAGGAGGAGGCTGAGGACCTGGAGGCCGTTGCAGCTGCCGTCCACGGCGACCATCAGGTGCGATGGCTTGCCGGCGCGGACCAAGGGCATGTCGAGGCACCACGCCAGGTAGGAGAAGGGCTCGTCGGCCTTGCCCCAGAGGTGGACCGTGGAGAGCGGGTCCTTGGCGATGGCGTCGATCTCCCCGGAGCGGATCATGGATGCCATGACGCCGGCACGTTCCTCGAGGGTGCCCTTCCTACCGAGCACGGCGGCACCGTGACGGAGCCACGCCTGCATGGCTTCGCTCTTGGGCGGCACGGGGTGCCCGAGGCCGAACTCGATGAGGCCCCGCTGGAGGTCGTTGCCTTGGTGGGAGAGGCCCGTGGCCTGGCAGTAGAACCTCCCACGGAAGTCGAGGGCAGCCGCGTGGAAGAACCGCAGGTCCTTCTCCGAGGCGAACTTCACGGCGAGGTTGATGGTCTGGATCACCCCGAGGCGGCGCGAGGAGATCCTCCGGTTGTTCTCGGCAATCCGGGTGCAGTCCATGTAGTAGCGCCGCAGGGTGAGGAACTGGTCGAGGTTGCGGGTCTTCAGGTCAGCCTCGGGCGGTCGCTCGGGCATCGGCGTCTCCTCATGGACGTCGAGGTCACCGATGGGCGAACGGCTCTCCATGAGCGCGAGGGCAGCCGCGAGGACGCCTTGGTTCACCCGGAAGGGGGTGTGCTGGATGACGTTGATGGCGTCATAGACCAGGGGCATCGCCTCCTTCGTGTGGCTTGCCTTGGCGACCTTGGAGGAACCACGGACGAGGGAGTCACCGAGGCCTTGCTCGTAGCCGCCGTCGTCCGGGTTGACCCACTTGCGGGGAGGCACGACCATCGGCAGCTTGACGGGGCGCAGGGTCTCTGCGTGGCGCATCGCCTTGTGGGCGTAGGCCCATGCCTCCTTGGTCATCGCCAGGGCGGCGACGGTGTGCCGTGCGGACCGCTTGTAGGTCACCCGCTCGAGGAGGCCCGTGGCCTCGCAGGCGGTCATGGCGAGGACGTAGCCGGCCTTGAGGGACTCCTCGTCGGTCCAGGCGAACTTCTCGACGATCTCGGGGTGGGTGTAGGAGGCGATCCGCTTGATGTCCTTGGACTTGCGCTGGGTCCCCCGGAGGTGGATCCACATGTTGTAGGTCTCGAACTTCTCGGGACTCTCCTTGCGGAGGAGCTTGGCGATGGCCTCCGCCTGCACCGCCTTGGCCGCCTCGATGCAGCCCCGGGTGAAGGTCTTGTTCTTGGAGCACCCGTCGAGGAGGCTCTGGAAGGCGATCATCGCCATGACCTCGGGGGCCAGCCCGAGGCTCTTCAGGAGCACCGCCCCTACCCCGGTGTCGGTCTCCATGACGGTCTTGAGGCGGTCCGAGAACGGCAGGATGGCGCTCTCGACCATCCGGGCACCCCAGTTGCTCTCGCTCTCCACCCCCTTGTCCATCGCCCTTCGGACGTTGCGGTAGTAGCGGCTTCGACCCCTCTCGTAGGACTCGAGGTCAAGCTCACGCTGGCTGATCTTTCCCATCCCTGGTTCCGTTCCCGGCCTTCCCTGGCCGTGTTTGGCACAACCCGTGTCACATTGATGTCACGACTCCGCCTATGTCTCTGAAGCGGAAGTGGCAGGGTGTGCCAATTTCCGCATCGGAGCCCTCCCAGCACACATTCCGCTGCAACTGTCTTGCTTCCGTTACACACTACGCACCGACTTTTGAATCCGCTGCGTCTGCCTATTTCGCCACGCCGGCTGATTTGTGAGGGGTATTATCAATCACCCCGCCGAAAGTGTGCCAATTCTGCCACAGATTGTGTCACCGATTTCGCAGGAGATTTTCTCTCCGATGCACTCATCCAACCGTGACACAACGTCCGATAGCGACTGCGGAGCGAGGTGGGCATAGATCAAGGTCGTTGCCACCGCCTTGTGCCCCATCCAGGTCTTCACACGCATCAGGTCCACCCCCGCCTGCACCAGCCTCGAGGCGCAGGTGTGCCGCAGGGAATGGAACACGACACCCTTGTCCAGGATCCCCGCCGACACCGCAGCAGCCTTGAACCGCCGGCTGGCCTCATGGGGGTTCATCCCGCAGAACGGGCCATCGCCATCCCGGGGAATCCCCATGATGACCTCCCGTGCCCGCTTGGTCAGCGGGACCGTCCGGGCACTCCCGTTCTTTGACTTCTCCACCGTCACGCTCTCGGGCCTCACCGAGCGCCACTTCAGGGAGACCAGCTCCCCGATGCGGAGCCCCGTGTCCGCAGCCACCACCACCAGGCCCCACTCGCGCCGGCCCTCGAGCTGCGCCAGGATCATCCGCTCCTCCTCGAAGGTGAGGTAGCGCCGCTCCGTGCGGGCCTCCTTCGAGAGAGGGATCTGGGGCTTCTCCGAGATCCATCCCATCCGCCTCGCCACCGTGAGCATGGTGGACAGCGCGGACAGCCTGCGGTTGATCGTCGCCTGCGTCAGCCCCTCCTTGCGGAGGTCACCGATCCAGGACGCGATCCTCCCGAAGTCGATGGTGGAGACGTCGGTGTCCTCACCGAGCTCCTTGGTGACCCGCAGCCCGAGCTCGGTCATCGCATCGCTCCAGCACGACGCCCAACGGGTCTGGTGGGTCAGGCGATAGAGCTCGATCAGGGGCCTCGAGACCTTCCCCGAGGGAGTCTCGACCATCTCCCTGGGCGGCGGGGAAATCCCCTTCACCACCGCAAGCTCCGCCTCCTTCTCCCACACCCGGGCCTCCTGCTCGGTCCTGAAGGAGTAGCGCACACGCTTGCCGCCGTGCATCACAGAAGCCTGCCATGAGTTGTTGCGCTTGGTCACCGGCATGGTCAGGCCACCTTCTCGGGGAACTCGCGTGGAACCGGCAGGCCGGGGACCTTGTCCATCAGGTTGCCCCAATGTCGCTCAAGGCGCGTGAGGGCATCCTCAGCCTCGATGTCCGTCTTGTCCGAAGCGTCCTTCTCGCACCCCTTGTCGAGAGACTTGGCAGCCCGGCGGGCCTCGTCGAGGTTGGAGCACTCCTGCACCTCGAAGACCGTCCCCCCATACTTCCAGTCCTTTTCGGAAGAGTCGCCTTTCCACACCCACGGCATGTCCTCGTCGCGGTCGTTGTACTCCAGTACCGGGGCCTTGCTCTCCGGGAAGACCGCGGTGTGGGAATAGATATCCAGAAACGTCGTCTTGATGCAGTCGTCCCCGATCTCAAACGGTTCCTCACAACCGAGGGCCTTCTCGACCTCAGCCATGAACCTGTCCCTGCGCTCCAACGGCGCGGATGACGGCCACCTGTCCTGGAGGTACTTGGTCAGGCCCGGAATTGGAATGTCCATCTTCTGCCGATCACAGCTCTGCCATGCCATCACGATCCACTTCATGTCGTTCCTCTACTTCCTTTCGAGTGCGTTCATCACCTGCTCGTACACGGCCTTCCCCTTGGCAGTCAGGGTCAGCTCAAGACACCGCCGGTTCTCGGGACTTGCCTCGCTGCGGATCAGGCCAAGCCCCGGCCTCTTGGTGAGCCCCGTGTTCACCAGGTAGCTCGACAGGTAGGCATGGGCACGGCTGGCGGTCGCCCTGCTCACCCCGAAGGTCTCCGGGACCTCGTTCAGCATGTAGGGATGCGGACTCCGCACACCCACCTCCATGAAGATCCCCGCATACAGGAGCGGCATCTCCGGATCCACCGAGCGAAGGACGCGGATCACCCCCAGCAGCCTCTTGGCATTCGTGCTCATGGTGACGATCATACCGACGAGACATCCGCAAGTCCATGAAGAAGTCCCACTTACGGAAGATGTTGAGGTACAGTTGCGGTCCGGGAAGAGTCTCGAGGTCGAGATGCACCCAGCGGAACCGAAGGGAAGAGACGAGAATCCTCATGCGACCCTCACGATCATTGTGTCGCCCATGAGCCGCAGGGACACCCCCACGCATGACTCGCAGACGAGGTACTGCACGGCCCGAAGCCTCTTGCGGTCCACTAGCTCTCGCCAACCGGACCCCAAGGAACGCTCCAGGTCACCCCGAACCAAGCGGAACTCCCGGGAGAAGGGGTTGGCAAGCAAACCCCGGATCACCCGCCGCTCGAGCCGGCGCTCCGGGGAATTGTAACCGTACAGATCCCGAACACAAGGCCATTTCTTGCTGCCGTCTTCCAAATTGTGTACCTCCGGGTCCAACCCATAATCCCGGGTCAGCCGAGCAACACGACGCCGGATCATCCCTGGATCTCCCTGCACTCGTACTCGGCAACCTGGCGCTGGAGGGAAACGATCCTTTCCTTCAGCTCACGCAGGGAAGCAAGAGCTTCCTTCTGGGAAGCCAGGAGGTCAGCCGCCTTGTTCAGCATGATGGAGTCGGGGTGGACGTCAAGGGCTCCCGCTTCCGCCCTCGCCCTCGCCCGGAGATACTCCACCGCCACATCCACCTGAAGATCCTGCATCCGCATCCTTGCGCTCCTTGGGGGAATTGAGGGCCTCCCGGAGGGAATCCACCAGGCGTTCAAGCTCGGCAATCCGCCGGTACAGCACCGCTTTCGTCTCGTACACGGTCATGCGCGGGGAATTGTCACCACATAGAGACATCAAGTCAAGAGGGGAATCAGGAACTTTCCCCCAATTCACCTACGGCACCCCCGAAACGCATACGGGAATACACCCAGGCCGAGAAAGACATACCCCCTCGCCAGGGCGTAATCCTGGGAGGGGGCAGAAAGTAGGTAGGTGAATGGTACCCGCGGGAATTGCGGATGCTAGGGGCGAGTGTCGGGAGGATCGAGGATCCACCCGAGGATGCCGAAGAGGATCAGCAGGACAACCGGGAGGGAATAGACGGCGAGGAGGGTGCCCATCGGTGGATCCAGGTTACTCAGGGTGATGAGTGGAATTGCTCATCGGAGGGAAGCCCTTGCGTCATCCCGAATCTCCGCAAGTGACGCACTCATGCGCTCCCCACGGAGCATCATCGTACGCGCATTCCTCCGGGTATCCGAGTCAACCAACTCGTCTCCCGAGATGGCGTAGAGATGTTCGCAACCCTCCCCCAGGAGATAGAGGAGGGAATCCAACTCCGCCCCGGTGACATGGATGGCAAGCCCACGGGAATCTGAGGAGATGAGCTTCACTCGGCACCCCCTTCCTCAAGCTCGGCCTGGTGATGAATCTCGGCCATCCGGAGGGAATCACGGACCGCATCCCTGCCCAGCAGGTGCATCGCGTCGGTGATGAAGTCGGTCAGCACTTCCTCCCAGGCATCCGGATCGGGCTTCTCCTGGGGGCTGTATCTCGACGCATAGACGGCAATGGCTTCGTCGGCCCTTCGTGCGCGTTCTTCGTTGCGAGTCACTTGGCACCCCCTTCATACAAACAAAGACCCTCGGCAGCGGCGGTGGCCTCCTCATACTCATGCTCAACCCGAGCCAATCGCAGAGCCTCAACGACGGCATCGGTCCCGAATAGATGGAGGGAATCCGTAAGAAGAGATTGCAAGGCGTTCGTTTCGTCCGGACCGTGGTAAACCCGTGGACGGAGGAAACTCGATTCAGTTGCGTACCTATCGAGCGTTTCGTCGGCACGTTCGGCGCGTTCTTGGTTGGTCACTTGGCACCCCCTTCCGCAACCTCCAGCACTTCCGCCAGCTTGTCCAGGTCCCGCCGGTGCGGCTCCTGGAGACAAGCCTTGCCGTCAATGGTCAGCGTGAAGAAACCCGAGACCTCGCGGGACTCCACGGATGCCTGGAGGGAATCCCAAACGCGCTCCAGCTTGTCTCGGTTGTCCACCTCGACGTAGATAATCGCCTTCATAGTGTCTCCTACTTTCTCCTGGGGAATACTGCCCATCATCAGCGGCGGGAATGACGCTCCCGCCGGACGGCCCCGGGATCCGCTGGGGATCCTGGGGACCGTTTCGGGCGGCGGTAGGTCAGCCTCGGGGCCCTCTCCACCACTTCCCTTCCTCGGTGAACTCCCAGCCGTTCGCCTCGGCCATGTCGAGGAACCCATCCCGGGAAGTCAGGTAATCAAACTCGGCCTCGATTAGCCGCTGGGCAACCACGGCGAGGGATTCAAACGCCTCGCGGACCGTATCGCCTTCCTTCAGGCACTTGATTAGATGCTCCAGGAAGTCATCGTCATAGCAGACGCCGGTGAACGGACATGGTTCAAGCATCCCCGGGCGGTAGGCCCACCCGTACCGGCGCACCGATTCACGGCGCTTGCCCTGCCAGGGAATCCGGAGGGTGCCCAGGTAATGATTCTCCAACCATGCCAGGGCACGGGGTCCCTTCAGGTCCAGCACGTTGTCATCCCCTTCAACCTTCATCCACGAATGGCAGTTAGCACCAATCTCCCACCGTGCCATCCGGAAAGGGGAATGCCGGACGCAAGCCTTCAGGGAATCAATCACTTCATCCTGGTGCGGAATCACATCGGAGGATGACCGCCAGCCATCGATGGCACGTTCAAGGGCCGCCGTGGATAGCTCACGGGCGGTAAGCAGGGGAATCTCGATGGTCCTCACGACACGCCCCCTTCCTCAAACTCCAGGGCGCTCAGGGCTTCCTCATCCAGCACCGGGTAATCCTCCAGCTTGGCCGAGATCCGGTGCCCTTCCTCAACATGGGCCGTAAGGGATTCATGAATGGCGATCCATTCCACCCACCCGATGGCCCAATGGTTCTCCCGGACGATGCAAAGCTGCTGCAACACCGTTACACCGCGAATTGCCTTCAACCGCTCCCAGGCCGCCTGGAAGTTTGACCGCGTGACCGCATCGGAATCCCGATGCTGACTGAGGGAAACGTAGTACCCCTCCCAATTTGCGCCGGAGTAATTGCTCGGGAGCTTCCACATTCGCATGACTTACCTACCTTCCTTCAAGCTGGGAATGTCTGCCCATCATCAGGATCCGGAATTACGCTCCGGATCGACGGCACCGGATGAATCCGGCACCGTTTCGGGCGGCGCTAACTCATTCCATGTAGACCCCCTCGCCCCTAGCGGCATCCTCAAGCGTCTCGGAGACCCAAACGATGACGCCGGTAAGCCATTGGCGCTCGGAATCGGTGAGGAGGGAAACGGCGTTGCCCTCGGTCAAGCGTTCGCATTCCGAAAGGATCCGATACGCGGGTACGCGGGAATGCTTCCAATCGCCGCGGTCAACCATTGAGACGATGCGGGCGATACGGGCGGATATGGTGAGCGATGGGCAGGGAATCATTGGGTGTTCCTTATGCGAGGATATCATGCATCCGTGACGGTATCGCGGTCATCATCCGCGCCTAGCACCAGGTTCGCCGCATCCTGGGCCTTCCCCGATGCGACCACAAGCGCCCTGGGATCGTTCCGGAGATACTTCGCCCATCCCTGGATATAGGCGTCTCGATTCGTCTCCACGTCCGGAGTCGAGAATCCGAGAATGCCCGCCAACATGGACGCACCCAGCTCGGCTACCAGCTCCTCCCGCGAGTATTCGACCGATCCGAACGCGGCGATAGCGCCGGTTACTTTCAGTCGATCCAGGCGCGAGGGATGCCCGGTAGCGTGAATCACTTCATGCGCGAGTGTGGCGGTATAGTGCGGCGCACTCACGAACGCGCTACGGTCCGGCATCCGGACCATATCGAGCTTCGGAACGTAGTACGCGCCACCGTAGCCATGCTCCAGGCCGATACCGGCCTTCCCGACGTAGCCGAGAATGGCCGAATCGGCGCGCTCGGAAGCCTCATCGGGCGCTACGGTCGATTCCTTCCGTTCCGGCGCTGAATACTGCGCCCGGACATGATCCGGAAGCGCCTCGACTTGCGCCACGTTGAACACGGTGAAGCTCCGGAGCATCGGGACTACCCTGGTCCCCGCCTCTCCCGTCTCGGCATCCTTCGCGGAGACGCGGAGCATCTTCCAATAGACGACGGTAGTACCCTTCTCTCCCTTGCGGACATTACCGCCAAGCTCCTCCGCTTGACGGTAGGTCATCCAATAGGGCGCTACATACTTGCGCTCGTCGGAGACGATGGATAGAAGAATCTGATTCACGCCCCTATAGAGCTTGCCGGATGAAACGGAGACATGCCTCCCGATTGAACATGGAGCATCCCACGGCTTGCGCCACGGGATCGTCCCGGATTCCAGGACACGCGCTACGCGCTCGGTCAATTCCGCCGCGATATCGTTCGTGACTTTCCGTACGGTGTTCACTTGGCACCCCCTTCCGCGCTCTTGGCCGATTCAAGCCATTCCTTCGCTTGCTCCAGCGTCATCGACGGAGTACCGCGACCGTTCCTCACGATGCGCTCGGCTATCAACGTTGTCTGAGCGTCCTGAATCTTCCGGCGCTCATCCTCGGAGAACCCATCAACCATCACAATGAAGCTCGGCATTGCTTTCCTACTTTCGGTCTAGTTCCAAGTGTGTGCCGGTTACGCTCCGGCACTACATTGAGACAGTATCGGATGCGTGACGGTCCGTCAAGTAGGAAACTGCAAGGATTCCGAGACAATCTATCCATCCGTTCATCCGGATACATGGATGATCCAGGTTCGCGTAAATCCGGAGCAAATTTCAGGCAACCCTGAAACTTACCCCGGATATTCCGGACGATCCTTCCGCGTTCCCCAGCGTGACCGCAGGCGGCAGGCGCACCTACGCACCGGATACCATATCTCGTGCGGCGCACCTACGGGTAGGCGGATCCTCGCCTATGTGGCGCGGGACGGTGCCCACGGGCCCCTACGGGCAGCTCAGGACCGCCCACGGGCAGGACCGGCACCCCACGGGGGGAACCTCGACGCCGGCCCCTGCGATGACCACTTCGCAATTTTGCGTCAAACCTTGGCCTTCCTCCAGCCCAACCTCCAGAGGACTTTGGCTATTGCCTCCCCTGTTTCCCCTACGGCAGCCTCTTCGATGTCCGGGTAGGCCGCATGGAGGATCTCATGGACCACGGTGTCGAGCTCTTCCTCCTGTGACTGCCCCAAGGCGATCCGGAGCACCCTGGCTCCGTAGTCGCATTCCCCGGCCTTATCCCCGAGGTTGGGCACGAAGCGGAGCTTCCACCTCTGCCCTCGGATCCTGATGAACTTGTCTCCCATATGTCCATAGGGCGACACCGAGCAGGGTCTCCCCTCAGGACCCTCCCATGTCCACGAAACCCCGATTCATCGACAGGTCACCCTGGACGTGTCTATGGGCCGTACATGGGACCCTGTGACAATTCCTAGACCCTTGGATCTGGGGACCTACAGAACCTCACATCCCTTGGGGGATGGACTTCATGGACAACGTCCCACCTCGGTTATCTGGATCGTATATGACCTACTTCCGGATAACTGTAGCACCTTCTATCCAGAATACCCTGAAACACCTAACTCCTTGTGCCACAAGGACTTAAGTTACCAACGGGGTTGTCTACCCTGTCTTGCTCTCAAGTGTCCGATAACCTACGTCAAGCCGTACCCTAACTCTACCCTTGTCTTATCCAGAGGTGTCTTTTGGATGCCTTTAGATGGCTCCAAGACCCTTGTAACTCTGTCTCTAGTCCCTTGTCCAAGTCCCCATGATGATGGCTTCAGGAGATGTCTGTGGCTGTCGGCCCAGAGGTAACCCGAATATCTATCAAGGACAGGAGGATGGCAGTCGTTGGATCCTGTCCAACTGCTGTCAGAGCCTCCGCGGAGAGATGGCACCTGGGTTCTTTGTCCCGACCCAGGGCGGGGATCCGTCCTTCGGGTCTTCCGAAGGTACGGGTGTTCCATAGGTGCCTCAGGGTGCCCTCAGGCAGCTCTGGGTGTCCTTGGCTCCCCTGTCTCCCTGAAGGCCGTTTCCCGGGGTTCCTTGGTGCCTAGGAGGCGTCCGTGGGGGCTTTGGCTACCTGGGTAGCCTTGGGCTGCCCGGACGCATCCTGGAGCCTCCTAGCGCCTCTAAAGGGGAACCGTCAACGAACCGGGATCATGCCCAGGTTCGTGCCGGGTTGGCCGGGGGCTGGATCAGGATGGGGCTCAGGATGACCTCCTGGGTGGTCGTCAGGGGTACCGTGAGCCTGAGGTTGGCATGCCAGCCGGGGAGGTCCTCCATGACCGGGTTGCCCTCTGGGTCGAGCTCCCCGGTGGGCCTTGAGATGACCCCGATGGGATCATAGGAGGAGACGAGGGTGGGCAGGAGGCTGATCCCGGCGTCCGCGAGGGTGCCCTCTACGTCGAGACGGGTGTCGCCCTTGAGCCAATGGTCGTGGAAGGTCATGTGGTGATCGTCTGGAGGTTCGCGTCGGTCAGGGCGCCGCTGTAGAACTCGACCTTGCGGATCACGCAGTTGGCGTACTGCGAGAAGGTGCCGGGCACCCCGCTGCTGTCCGTGGCCTCGGCACCGAGCGTCACGAAGTCGGTGTTACCGATGGTCAGGTTGTTGGTGCCGCTGACCGGGGTTGAGCCATTGATCGCAAACTTGCTCGTAGAGCCGTTCCAGTAGTGGACGGCCTTCTGCACCCCGCTGCTGCCGATGGTGCCCGTGGATGTGCTGCCGGATGACCAGAACGCCCGCGCCGCCGTGGTGCTGCTTGCTTCGATGCCGACCTGTGCGGTGGAGGCATCGTCGGTGGAGAGCAGCGTCCCTGCCTGACCCGGCGGGTAGAAGTGGATGACCAATGCACCGGGGTCGCCCCACGACGTGATGGACGAGTCGAGCACGTGAGCGAGGTCGGCGCTGCGGGTCGTTGATCCAGTTCCCGTATTTGAAATGTATGCTGAAGGCGTCGCTCCCTTTTCGATCTGGTGTCCCCAGACCAGAATGTCCTTCGCGGATGTCACGTTGTACGAGGGGTAAGTATCAACAACCCAAGTCCCCGGGGTCGCGCTGTCGCTGAACTGCACGATTCCCTGACCGATTCCCTCGTTGGTGCTGCGCGAACGGTGGCTGACCCAGCATCGATACCAACCGTTCGCGTATGCCTCGATTCCGCTGGATGTATCGACAGGCGTGTTTCTGGATCGCGTTGCACATCCCGAAGTCGATCCTGCCGACAGATCAAATACCTGACTGAACCTCCGGTCGCTCGTTGCATACAGGAACGTAAGAACGGCATACTGCGTGGCGTTGCTTGCCGGCCGCTTGAGGAACACGCTGTACACATACAAAGAGTCCAAGTCAACGTTAGCCGTCGTGTTCTTTGTTCCGCAATGGTGCGTCCCGTTTGCGACAACCTCCGACATGAGTTCGGCGGTGTTCGCATTGTCAGGAGCAGGTCCGGTGTTGCTGGTCGTGACTGCGGTGTTGCTTGCAACGCCTGCCGTTGTTTCTGAGGTCGGGCAGAGGTTCGTCCTGCTCTCCTCCACCAGCAGCCCGAGCCGGGTGCCGCTGCTGTTGTGGGTGAGGCGGGCAACGTCCGTGGACGCAGACGCGATGTAGCCAGAGGAGTCAATGAACGTGCCGCTGCTGGCGCGGGTGAGCGTGTAGCCCGATGGGGTGCCGCTGCTGAAGTCAAGGGACCAAGAGGGGGACAGGGATCCGCTCTGCGTGGTCGCGTTCGCCGTGTACCACGCCGAGTTGTTCGTCCCGTTGTAGGAGTCCGAACGGATCCGGTAGTAGTAGAGGGTGGACGCGGTCAGTCCGGTGTTGCTGAAACTGGTCGCGTTGGCAGCCGTGGTGGTGACCAGGGACCAGTTCGTGTTGTCCGTGGACCGCTCGATGCGGAACCCGGTCTCGACCCCTGACTTGTCCGTCCACGACAGGTTGATCTGCGTGGAGGATGCCGCGGTCGCCGTGAAGGACTGGACGGCAGCCGGGGTGGTGACGTTGTCTCCGACGACCCACGACGAGCTTCCAGCCGAGTTTGTGGCCCGGATTCGGTAGAGGTACGTCGTGGACTCCACCCTGCCCGTGTGCGAGTAGGAGGTCGCGTTCTGAGCGGTCGTGGTGACAGACGAGTAGGTCGAGCCTGCGTTGGTGGAGACCTCGATGTCAAAGCCGGTCTCCTGGCCCGTACCGCTCGAGTTGTCGGTCCAGGAGAGGCTGACGGAGTCCGCGAAGCTCGAGGTGGTCGTGAACCCCGAAGGTGCGCTCGGGACGGTCGTGGATGCCGTGGTCGTTACCGAGGCAGTCCCGGAGTAGGCCGAGTTCCTGGCCGCATTGGCCGCACGGACCCTGAAGTAGTACAGGGTGCTGGCGCTCAGGCTGGTTGCCGAGTAGGTCGTGGCAGACGCTGAGAGACCCGTGGCGATCTCGGTCCAGTTGACGTTGTCCGTGGACCGCTCGACCTTGTAGGAGGTGTTCCCCGTGGACACGTCGGTCCAGCTGAGGTCGATCTGTGAGGAGGACGTGGCCGTTGCCGTGAGACCCGTGGGTGTCGCCGGGACGGTCCAGGTGTTGTCCGAGGAGCTGGCGAGGCCGGACCCTGCCTTGTTCACGGCATACACGCGGTAGTACCGCTGGACGCTCTCGGCAAGCCCTGAGTGGGTGAAGGTGACGACGTTCTGTGCCGTGGTGCCGGCGGTGGTCCATGAGCCGAGGCCGTCCGGGGACACCTCGACCAGGTAGGAGGACTCGTCGGTGGTGTCGTTCCAGGACAGGCTGATGGACGAGGTGGTGGCTCCGGTGACCGTCAGTCCGCCCGGGGCAGCCGGCACGTCAACCATCGTCTCCGTGACGTTGTCGCTGTAGTCGCTGACCTCGCCCGCGAGTTCCGAACGGACCCGGTAGGTGTAGGAGCCCGGAAAGGAGAGCCCGGTGTGGGTGAAGGAGAGCCCCGAGGTGGTCGTGACGTCGCTGAAGGAGGTCCCGCCGTTGGTCGAGACCTGGAGACGGTAGGTCTCTCCGCCGCCGTCACCCCAGGTGACCTGGATCTGGTCGCCGCCGGTCTGGAGGGCCTGCGAGATGGATGGCTTTGACAGCCCGACCGAGTTCGCCGGGATGAACTTGACGGAACCCTTGCGGTTGACCGCGAACGGGCGGAAAGTCGCGCCGGTGTTCGCGTTGGCGTTTGGGTTTGAGTTCGGGTTCGAGCTAGTCATGGGTGATTCTTTGCCATCCAGTTGAGACCTGTGTTCCTTGGGCCGCCGAAGGAGCGCCTGTGGGCATCCTCGAAGCGTTCGATTTCCTTGTCCATGTCCCTCTGCTTCCTCTCGCGGATCATGCGGTCAACGTCCACGGCGACCGCCTTGGCCCAGTACCCCACGGCCATGCTCAGGGCATCGAGGCGGTCATCGTGGCGGAGGCTTCCCCTGTCCCGGGTGATCCGGGTGAGCTGGTGGAAGAGCATGTAGGAGAGCTGCTTCTCCGGGGGGAGTCCCTTGGTGGACTCGTAGTCGGCCCTGACGACCGAGGGCTGCACCACCAGCCTGTGCTGGTTCATCACGGGCTCGAGGGTGTCGATGATCCGCTTCTCCTTCTGGGTGGAGTGGCGGACCTCCTCGGTGGTGCAGGGCCATGTCTCCCGGAGGTACGGGGTGAGGAGCTGGGTGAACATCCCGTCCCCGAAGTTCGACTCGACGAGGATGCGGTTGACCTTCTGGTCCCTGGCGACCTTGGCGAGTGCCTTGAGGTTCTCCGGGGTGTAGCCGCCGCGGAGGCCGCCGGCTGCCGTGAGGTGCATCCATCCGTTGAGCATCTTGATGACCGCGTAGCCGGTCTCGTCCTCGCCACGTCCCGAGGGGTCGATTGCCATGACGGAGCCCGTGTAGGGCAGGAACTTCTCGGAGATGACCTGCGGCCTGTGCCAGCGGTCTCCCTTGAAGCCCACGGACGGGAGGTCTTCCTCGACCCTGTCCGATGCTCCTGACCAGACGAGCCGCTCCGGGCCCTGCTCCGGGTCGCCTCCATAGGAAATGAGGTCGGAGAGCCTCAACGGATACCGCTCGGCATCGCTCAATGACGTGCTGAGCATGAACTGGAGCTGGAACCCGGACCTGCCCCAGGACAGGGCCCGCTCCTGGAGGTCCTCCTTCGAGAACCTCTTGGGATCCGTGGGCTCTCCGACCCTCGACTCGGACCACTCTTCCGTGACCGAGGGGGCAAGTCTTCCGCCGTAGGACTGGATCTCCTCTTCCTTGGGGTACAGGGCCGGCCAGATGCGGCACTCGTAGCCGCGTTCGTTCAGGACGTGGTAGATGGACTCCTCGGTCTGGGGAGTACCGAGGAACACCACCCTGCCCCCTGGCTTGATGATGGCATCCACTTCCTTGATCCGCTCCTGGAGCTGCTCCCTCATGGTGGTGGTGGCCGAGTTGTTGGACACCTCCACGTCGTCGAGGATGACGCAGTCGGCACGGGAGCCCGTGAGCTGCCCCGTGACGCCGAGGCTCTTCACGCTCGGTGCATGGCTCGGGGGAGCCGGGGCCACGTCGAAGGCGATGGAGGAGTTCCTCTGGGCATCCCTCGGTGCCAGGTGGTGGAACAGGGGCACCGCCGCCATGAGCTTCTTGCAGAAGTTGGTGAACTCGTCAGCCCTCTGCTTGGATGCCGACACGACGAGGAACTGCTTCGAGGGGTCCAGCATGAGCTGGTGCATCACGAAGGCGGACGTGATCCAGCTCTTGCCCACCCCTCGGAAGGCCATGAGCACCTGCCTGCGGGGACCGTTCTGGACCCAGTCGGCCATCTCGTACTGGACCTTGGTGGGCTCGGGGAGCCCGATGGCGTTCCAGGTGAGGTAGAGGACGTTCCTGAAGTCCTTCAGCCTCGGGTCAAGGTTGTCCTGCAAGCGTCAGGTCCCGAACTTTCGCTCCACCTCGGAATCGAACGGGAGGCTCTGCGCCAGCCGGAGCATGGGGGTTCCCTCGAGTGCCGCCTGGTCGATGCAGTTGTCCTTGAGCATCTGGCGGGCGACGTTGAGGTCAGCCGGGGTGGCTTCTCCGGACTGGATCCGGCGCACCAGTTCCCCGCAGAGGAGGGAGTGGAGGTCCTTGAGGACCTGCTTGTCAGCCATTGGCGACGTAGGCGGTCAGGGTGTGGGAGCCGTTGCTGCCGATGCCCGCGGAGGTGCAGACGCGCATCAGCGGGAAGCCCTGGACGACCTTGACGTAGGTGCGGTAGCCGCCGGTCGAGGTCCAGTCAGGGGTGACCCCGACAGGCTGGGTCATGGCGGAGACCGCGAAGGAGTCGATGGTGACCCAGTCCACGCCATCGAGGGATCCCTGGAGGGCCACGGTTCCCGTGGTGGTCGGGGTCGCCGCAGCGGTCGCCTTGACCTCCGCGACGAAGACGCTGGTGTATCCGACGACGGGGCGGTAGGCGGTCGAGGTGCCGGTGATGGCGGCGTTGGCCGCCTGGTTGACGAGGGTGACGGTCTGCATGTGGTTACTTTGAGAAGAGGTGGATGAGGAGGGACACGGCAGCCGAGACTGCCCCGGCTCCCCCGATGATGAACGAGCGGGCGTGTTCGAGTTCCCGCAGGCGGTTGTCGTGATCCTTGATCTGCTCCTGCTGGTGGCCCTGCATGGAGAGCAGGGAATCGACCTTGCCCTCGAGGCGACCGATGGCGAGGAATAGCTCGTCGTGGTGTGGTTGAGTCATGTTCAGCTCAACCGGAGGAACCACAGGACCCAGGATGCCCGGGTCCCCGCAACACCCTGCGCGAAGTTGTTGTACGGGGAGTTTCCCCACTCACTACCGAGCGGATTCAGGCTCTTGAAGTAGTGGAATGACCCGTTCGTCAACGTAATCAACCCACCGGCGTTCGTGTAGTTGACGGTGTCCAGGGTTGACCACGGGAACGGGACGGGGCTTGGGTTGGCGCATTGGTTGAACCCAGCGAGGTCCCATTGGATCGTGCTGTGCATCAGGAGCAGCGTGACTGTCTGCCCGGTGTTGTTGTTGATCCGGAACCAGTTCTGCCCACTCCCCCCGTTGAACGCGCCGGATGCGCTCGTCCAGTTGATCGTGTTGAGTCGAGAGTTCACCGAGTTCGTCAGCCGGCACTCAACCTGAACCGTAGTGTTCGCCACGATGGTCGGAGTGATGGCGTTCGGGGTCCAATCCATGAACCCCTTGGAATCGACGTAGCCCTTGGTGGCTGCATCGGAGGCATTGACCGGGGTAAGGAGGGACGTGATGAGCTGGCTGCCCATGCTCACGGACCCGGTCGGGGTCGTCATCTGGTCGAGGCGGTTCGTGCGGACAGCCGTGTTGAAGTCCGTGATCTTGGACGCGGTCAGGCTCGGGATGTCCGCTGCGGCCAAGACCCGGAAGTCAGGGATCCCGGCGGCGTTCGATGGTGCCGCAAGCACCTTGCTCTGGTCAACCTTCGGGAAGGAGACGTTGAGGTTCCCGGAGGTGGTGATGGGCGAGTTGCCGACGTCGAAGATGCTGGGCATCGTCAGGCCCACGCTGGTCACGGTCCCCGAGGACGGCCCGAACGCCACGGAATCGACGTAGCCCTTGGTGGCGAAGTCCGTGGAGGCGCTTGGGTTCACCCCACCGACGATCTTGCGTCCCCCTGCGTTCCACACGTTGTTCACGGGGTCCAGGGGCAGCCCGTTGGACCCCACGTCGTTGGCCTCCTGGGCGACGTAGAGGTTGTTGAGCATCGCCGTGTCGAGGTCGGATGCCGTGAGGACGTCTCCATCCTCGAAGTCAACGAGACGCAGGGCAGCCGTGGTCGGGGTCTGGCGCTCGATCCGGACATTGGCACCTGCCGGAGCCCCGGATGCCAGGGTCACCGTGGGTGCGCTGAGGCTGCCTGATACGGTGGCGCTCACCAGGCTCCCGTTGACATATGCCTTGATGTGCGAGGACTGGAGTGCGGCCCCGCCGGGGAACGTGACGGGACCGAACACGGTCTGGCCTGCGGAGGCAGGGAAGGTGACGCTTGCGTATGGCATTGTTGTGGTTCTCAGCGGAGCATGGAAGCCTTGACCTCGCGGCTGTGAGCCACGGCCCTGGCGAGTTCAGGGGATTCCTGCATGAGCTGCTGCATGGCAGCCCTGCGGTAGTTGGAGACGTATCCACGGACGAGGGACACGCGGGGTGAGTCGAGGTTGTCCTGTCCCATCTGCGGCAGCTGCCGGTAGAAGGGGCTCTGGATCAGGGAGGCGAGCTGGTCCTTGACCGACTTGCCGTTGATCCGCATCTGGCCCGTGAGTTCCTGGAGGCGGTCATAGGCGGACTGCCCGTTCTTGAGCTTGATGGCACGGAGGTCGATGCCTCCCGGCAGGGTGCTCCGGGGAGCCCCGACCGAGATGAGGCTGTCCGCCAGTTCACGCTTCACGGGATCCTTGGTGCGGCTCGAGGCGGTCCCGGGGAGGAACATGCTGCCCCATCCTTCGTTGCCCTTGAGGGGTTCCCCGAGGGCATTGCGGACCTTGTCCACGGAATCCCCGTAGCCGGGGAGTCGAGCACGGATGGCATCCATCATGGAGCGGACCTCGCGGACATCGGGGTCCATGCCGTAGGTCTCTGCCTGGGCGAAGACGTTGGGGACGATGGCACCCGCGTACTGCCGCTGGAGCCTCTTGAAGTCGTTCTCGTCGCCCGTGAGCGCACCGAGGGTGGTCACGATGCCCCGGAGGTAGCTCTTGTTGGTGACGTTGTTCGCCACCGAGCCGATGACCGCCGTGGCGATCTGCATGACGGCATCCTGGTCCTCCGGGGACGGGTCGTAGGTGTTCGAGGCGATCTCGAAGGTGTCCGCGACCAGCCCGAGGAAGGTGGCGATGGGGTCGTTCCTGCCGTAGGAGACGTAGGTGTCCCCGAAGCGGAAGGAGTACGGCATCCACCCGGAGGCGAGGAGTTGCTTCCGGAGCTCAGGATCCTTGGGACCCCTGCCCGTGACCATCCCGTTGGCGGCAAGGGCGATGCCCGTGGTGTAGAGGAGGGTGCCCGTGGCAAGCCTTCCGGTCGCCTCGGCAACGGCCTCCTTGTCCCCGGCACGGGCAGCCTGCACCCAGTCGTACAGGCGTCCCACCGGGTTTCGGTCGGTGACGAACGCCAGGAGGTTCGTTGGGGTGCGGATGAACGGCACCACCAGCTGGAGGGCCGGGACGTGGCTGACGGCACTTGCGGTTGCCTTGCCGATGTTGCCGACGAGGCGGGTGCCGTAGACCGATGACTCGGCCATGTCGTCGTACTCGCGCTTCCAGGTTGCCTCGCGGACACGACGCTCGATCTCAGACGACGCCTTCTGGAGGATCTTGTAGTCCTGCCCGGTCTGTCCCTGTAGGTTGGCCCCGAGGCCGGCCCCCATGAAGTCCTCATCGACGTAGGCATCCCAGTTCTGGTCCACGAACCGCTGGACCTCCGGGATGAACATCGGGTTGGCCCGTGACTTCCTGCCGGCGGCGTCGAGGCTCTTGAGGAGGACATCGGAGTCCTTGGACTTGCGGAGGTCGCCCACGGCCTTGACCTTGCCACCCTCGACGGCCTGCGAGTAGAGCCGGGACACCTCGGCCTGCACGGCGGGATCCTTGGCATCGAGGCCCTTGGCGGCTGCCACGGACTCCTCGAGGGTCTCGCGGAACGCAGCGGGGAGGTACTTGTCCCGGGCCAGCCTCATGCCACGCTCGAGGGTGGTCCTGCGGGTGTAGAGCTGACCGTCCACGAAGAGAAGCTTCTTCAGACGCTCGACCTCCGTGGACACCTGAACGGAGGTCATGGGGAGCTTGCGGTCCTGCGCGACGATGCGGCGGAGGACGACGTCCGACTCTGCCCGTGCCATGAGCGTCGTGAAGAACTCGTCGGAGGAGCCCATGAACCGCATGGGGAGGCCAACGACCTGACCAACGAAGTCCACGGCGAGACCCGGGACGGTCCTTGCGGATCCTCCCGTGGCAGGGTCGAAGGCGTTCAGCCGTGCGAAGTTCTTGCTCGAGATGGCCCGCTGCGGCTGGAACTCACCGAACTGGGTGTTGCCGCGACCGAGGGTGATGGAGTCTCCCTCTTCCTTGAGGGACAGCTTGAGGGCCTGGAAGGCGTCACGGGACTCTCCCATGTACCGGGCCATCGTCGAGAGTTCCTTGGCAGCCTGAGTCCCCTGCCCCGCAAGCATCCGGCCTGCGCTGCGCTCAAGAGGGAGGAACAGGGCCTCGAGGGCGCTAGCGACGTTGACGATGAGGGTCTTCGGGCCGCTCAGGATGGAGTTGCGGAACATCTCCGCACCGATCCTGAATCCCTTGGAGGTGATCTTGTCGGTGAGCACTCGGGCAGCCTCGCGCCCGGTCTGGGGATCCACGACGAGGAGCTCGAGGACATCCGCGTACCGCTCCTGGAGTGCGGCCTGCTGGCTGGGGTTCAGCTGTTCGTAGGAGCGCATGATGCTCTCCCAGTCACCGAACGCTTGGATCATCTGGAGGTTCTTGCCGAGGTAGCTCTTCACCCGGCGGGATGCCCCGGCGACCGAGGTGAACACCTGGATCATCTGGTCGGTGTCGGCCCGTCCCGAGCGGAGTGCCTGCAATGCCTCGTACCTCATGGCCGACTCAAGGCCGAGGAGGAACGGGAGCCTCCGGTTCAGTTCCACGGCAGAGGCCACGCCATCGGCCATGACCTTGTTGACCTCGGCGGCGTTGAGGCCACCGCTCTCGATGGCGGCGTTGACGTTGGCCGCAGCCTGCTGCTGCGCCAGCTTGTTGGAACCCTTCGGGGATGCCGGCCCGAACGAGTCCAGGTTGCCCTCTGCCTGATTGATGGCGATGAGGGCTTCCGCGTAGGCACCCGGGGATCCGTCCTTGGTAACCGGGCGGAGGTTGATGACCCGTGCTGCCCGGAGTTCCTCGATCTTGGCCGCGACCGACTCCACGCCGGCCCCGGTGTTGATGAGGTCCTCGAGTTCCCTGACGGCGGCTGAGGATGCTGCGGGTGTCTTGAGCTTCCTTGCACGGTCCACGCCGTAGTTCGGGCCTCCTGAGCCGCGTGTGGTCACCCCGGGTGCGTCTGAGGCAGCAGCGGCATCCGTGGATGCATCGGTGGCCGCAGGTGCAGGATCAGGGGTGACCTCGTCCATGCTCCGTGCGACCGAGTCTGGGGAAGCCATCACCGCCTCATCCTCTGCCCGCGACAGCAGTTCCTCCGCTTCCTTCAGTTCAGCCCCCGCGACATCCGTGGCTGCCTTGACCGCTGCCTCCTCCGATGCCCCGACAGCCTTGGCCGCCCGGTAGGTCTTGACCGCCTTGGCGGAACCCTTGATTCCGGCGATGACGCCTTCGAGGGCCACGCCGAGGACAGCGCCTTCGAGGGCGTTCTTGAGGCGACCCTCGAGTTCCCCGTCCTCCATGTCGGTGGCGAGGTACTGGGTGACCGCGTTGTTCAGGGCCGGGTTGTCGGTCTCGACGAGGAGGTCGGAGAGTCGTCCTGCGTTGCCCTCGAACGAGATGAAGTCAGCGATGGCACCCTTGGTGAGTCCGCCACGGACCACCCCGGCAGCCCCTCCACCCGCTCCACTCAGCCATGCCGAGGCAGCACCGACTGCACCGGGGATCTTCGTGGCAGCCTTGAGGGCAAGACCGCCCGCACCGAACCCGGCGGCAATCTGGGAGATGCCCTCGACGAAGCCACCCACGGTTGACTTTGAGGTCCCGAGGGGGTTCGTGTGCCAGTCGGGGAGCAGGTCAAAGGATGCCCAGTCGGCCAGGTTCCAGACGCTCTTGCCGAACCCGACGACACCACGGGGAACGGCCATGACGGCATCGGCGGTGTCCCAGATGGGACGCTCGGGTTCCTCCTGCGGAGGCGTACCGAAGTCCGTGGGGAGCTTGGGGGTGACGCCACCGCTGACGATGGCATCGAGCTCCTCCTGGGAGAAGTGCCCGGATTCCTGGTTGTCTTGCATGTGTGTGGTTCGTTCAGAGACGTCCGCCGGTGTTCATTCGCTGGACGGTCTCGGAGAGTCGGAGGAGGGTCGCCTGCCGTGCCACCCACGCCTCGCGCAGGGCACGGTCCTGGGGGAGCCCGAGGGCATCCATGACCTTGTTGACGGTGTCGGCGCTTGCCATCTCGGACCTGTTCCGGAAGCAAGGCACGGAGAAGGAGAACTCGAGGGCCTGCCCACGGGCAGGGAGGACGGTCCCGAAGACCGGGAGACCCTCATAGGTTTCGTTGGCGAGGATTTCCTTCGGGGAGAGCCCGGATAGCAGGGATCGACGCACCCGACCGTATTGCTGGAGGACGGAGTCAGGGGTGAACTCGATGCTGTCGTTGAGGAGGAATCCCATGCGGACCGCCTTGGCGACACCCTGCGTGGAGGCCACCTTGAACTGCTCCGACAGCCTCTTGGCGAGGAGCCTCTCGTCAACCGTGGCACGTCCGCGGAAGGTCTGCGGGACCACGCTGAAGTTCCGACCGATCTCGTAGATGTCGGTGATCTCCTGGTCGAGCCCAACCTTGACGGCCTCTTCCTGCTGCTCCACGTTCATCGGGACGGACTCGAAGGACTGTGCCAGGGTGTCCACGGATCCCTTGACGAGGAGCGCCTGGTCCTGCGTGAACGCCTGAGTCGGCGTGGGCTCCGCCTTGCCGACCTTGACCCCTGCATCCGCCGCAGCCTTGTTGGCCCGCTGGACCTCGTTGTAGGACTTGATCCGGGAGTCGTAGTAGGAGTCGAGGACCCCGCTGATGCTGCGGTTGGCGGCCTCGGTGCCGCTCTCCCGCTTGATCTGCTCGTAGGTCATCCCCGAGGCAGGGTCCTTGGCTTCTCCGCGGACGAACCGCTGGACCTCCTTGAAGGCCCCGTCACGCCACGACTCCTCGAGGGTCTGCGCCTGGTCGAGCTGCTCGGGCCCGATCATGGGCTGCATCGTCTGGGGGTTGACCGGGAGCATCCCTCCGGAGGCCATGCCGGTCAGGATCCGCTGCTGGATCTCCTTGCCCTTCTGGGAGGCATAGGAGGATGCAGCCGTGCGGACCACCCCGACGTTGGCGTCAAAGTACCGCTTGAGGTTCATCTGCTGGTCGATGGTCAGCCCACGGTCCTGCATCCATCCACGCAGGGAGTCTGCGGAGCTGAGGATGCCTTCATCGACCAGGTCGAAGCCCTGCTCGAACAGGCGGGCGTTCATGGCGTTGCGCTGGGTGCCCACGGAGGCCGTCATGCCAGACAGGTCCTTCTGCACCTCGAAGCGGACCATGTTGGCGATGGTCGGGTCGAGGTCAGGGTTCTTGGTCCGCCACTCGTCGATCTTCTTCTCGAGGATGACCTGTGCCTGGTCGTCGTTGCCCGCGAGGATCTGGGCGGATACCTCGTCCGCGAGGCCCATCCCGTAGATGTCACGGACACCCTTGGTGACCTGCTGGCGGAACACCCGGTCCTTCTTGATCTCCTCTGCCTCGATCTCCCGGATCCTCTCGTCCTTGATGGTCAGGATGCGGGCGTAGAGGGCGACGTTGTCCCGGATGGCGGCCTTCCCGAAGGATGCGGTGCCGAGGGCATTCGCCATCTCCTCGGCATCCGACTCGTCCCGTGCCGACCTCATGGCGTTCTGGAAGGCACCGATGACCATCCTCCGGGAGGTTTCCGGATCGGTCGTGGTGAGCTGGTAGGAGTCGATGATCTGCTGCATCGCCTGCCCCACCGGGGACTCCATCTTGAATCCCTCCGGGTTGGACGCGGCGACCTTGAGGGCATCCGCGATGCCGTTCTGCGCCCGCTCCGTGCTGACGAACTCCTGCCGTTTCCTGAGCTCCTCCTGGAAGCGGATGCTCATCTCGGCGTTGACCTCCTGCGCGACGGAGGCGAACCCGGAGGCACCGTAGACGTCCTTGGTCGCCTCGGATGCCCCGGCCATCTCCGCGGCCTTCCGGGCGATGTCCCCGAATGCCGCAGGGGAGTCGGGGTTGGTCGCCTCTGCCTGGAGGGATGCGAGGGCGTTGCGGTAGCGAAGGCCCACGGCACGACCGAAGTTCTGCCTCGCGGCGATCAGGAAGAACGGGTTCGCGGAGTCTGGGCCACCCTGCTTGGCGATGGCCTTCTTGAAGAGGTCGTTGAGGGCAGCCTGGCGCTCCACGGGGGAGGCGTCCATCGGAACGTCGAACGCCTTGGAGAAGTCAACGGCGGCACCCATCGCCGCAAGCTGCCGCTTGTCCTCCTCCACGCGCTGCGCCAGCATCCCTTGGAGGGCGGGGCTGAAGGCTGCGAGGGACTCACCGACCTGCTGGAGGGTGTTCCCCGCGAGACGCTGCCCGGGTGCCGGGAGGACGTTGAGCGCGATGGGGGACGCTGACGGCTGGATGGCGACCTGCGTGAGGTCGTTCGGGGTGATCGACTTTGCCATTTAGTACCAGCGACCCATGCCGGGAACCCGGTAGTAGGACGGGAGCGAGTTGGTGAACGACTGCCTCGACGAGATGGACGAGTAGGGTCCGATGACGTTGGACCCGCCGGTCTGTCCCATGCGGTCGAGGTTGCCATACATGTTGACGGTGTTCAGGGCACCCGCACCAACCTGGAGGAGGGGGCTGAAGATGCTCGGCTGGCCCTGGGTCGGGTAGGCGCGGATCATGGCTGCCTCGGCCTGCCCACGCATCCCGAGTTGCTCGAGCTGGAGCTGCCGGTTCCTGAAGTCGTAGTTGAGGTTCAGGTTGGCGAGGGCCTCGCCCTGCTGCCGCTCGAACTCACCCATGAGGATGTTGACGGTGTTCCCCTGGATGCCTGCCTCGCCGGCCTCGGTGGCGATGGTGGAGAAGGCGTTCCGCGCCTCAGCCGTGATCTGCTGCACCTGCTGGCTCTTGGCGATCTGCTCCTCCCGCTGCCGTACCGCCATCTGCTGATACTGGAGCATCAGGTTCTCGTTGGCGAGACGCTGACCCTCCTTGTACTGGTACTCCTGGGCATCCGCGGCCTGCTTCTGGCCGGCGAAGGACAGCCCGGCGCTGGCAGCGGTGGCCGCGAGGGAGAAGCTTGCAAGCGTTCCCACGACTGCGGCGTTGGCAGCGGATGCTCCGATGGCTGCGCCGATGGGGGCTAGGAACGGGAGACACATTGCTCAGAGTGCCTTTCTGAAGTACGCGATGTCGATGTCGTTGGTGACCCGGGAGGCAACCTTCTTGAAGCCTGCCCAGGTCAGCCATGCGGTGTGCTTGGTGTTGCGGAGATCGACCCAGTTGCCGACCCCCGTGATGCTCCCGGTGCCGTCGTGGCGCAGGGGCTTGCAGACATGGTCGAGCCAGATGCTCGTCCTGCGGAGGAACGAGATCCGCAGGTCGAACATCTCGTCCGTGCCTAGGAGCCAGATGGTCGCGTCGGGGGCTTCCCCGAAGGTGACCCCGAACATGGCGCATGGCTTCCCCGAAGCACCAACGATGGACATCGGTTGCAGCGAGTACGCAAGGCCCGTCCGCAGCGAATGCAGCGGATCAAGCCCCCACAGGTCGCATTCCCTTCTGTCGGCTTCCCGGAGGTTGGCCGCGATCCACTCGCAGTCGGTCTCGAGCGAGGGACGCACATGGGGGTTCATATCTGCCTGTTTCTCGGGGTGAAGGAGCCCTCCATGACCGCGCTCTGGAAGCGGCATGGGAGGAAGGAGGAACTGCTGACGGAGACCGAGGCATCCTCGGCACGGCAATGGATGGGGAACCTGAAGGTGTCCGTGGCGAGGAACGCGGTTCCCTGCACCAGGTCTGCACCGAGGATCCCGCCGTTGAACGGGTAGGAGTAGGCGGCCCGGTACTTGGGGGTGACCCCGACCGTGAAGTGGCCCGTCTCCTCGTAGGACACCTTTCCGTAGGTGAGCTGGAGGCGGCCATCGACCACCGGGACGTCCCCCTGGCGGACGTATGGGCGGCTGAAGGTGAACGACATCGTGTAGGGGACCCCCACCCACACGTCCTTGCCGTCGAAGGATCCCGTGATGACGATCTCGGTGGCCGAGGTGCTCTCGACGAGTGCCGGAACCACCGTCCACTTGCCCCCGGTGACCTGGGTGACGACGAGGACCTGCGGGCTGAGGCCCGTGTAGTCGATGCCCTTGCCGGTCAGGGGGACCTTCGTGGTCCCTGCGGCAGCCCCGGTGGTCGTGGCGACGACCTTCAGCCGGCGGTCGAGGTGGACACCCCATGAGAGGGGGGCGTCAGCGAAGCGGGCGGAGAAGTCGATCTTCTCGAGGTAGGTCTTGGATGCCCGGGTGACCACGACGTAGAGGGTCTGGTCGAACCACTCCATGCCCTGCACCACGGCACCCGTGCCGATGTCCCACTTGCTCCAGGCGGACTGGATCTTCTCGTTCCCGTTGACGAACCACTTGTAGTTGTAGAAGCCCGTGGAGGTCCGCAGGAACCCGGTGCCGTCGTGGGTGGAGATGGCGATCTGCCTCGGGGTTCCCTCGAGGTATGCGGGCACGTTGGCCGTGATGTCGATGCCCTCGTACTTCTCGTCCATCGAGGTGCGGACGTACTCCCGGATGCCCGAGTAGGAACCTCGGCGCTGCACGAAGAGCATCGAGCGTCCCGATGGCTCCGGGCGGCACAGGTCGGATGCGTTCTCGTACTCGGTGGTCGGGAGGACCTCGACGGTCTCCGGGGTGAGTGCGAGGCCCGTGCCGGAACCGAGGCTGAACTGTGTCAGCGTCGAGAACAGGATCAGGCGCTCGTCCCAGGGAATCGCCGCCTCGAGCGAGGCTGCCTTGGAGTGGCCCACGGACACGTCGATGGGATCCGAGGGAAGGACCATCGTGGTGGAGGTCCGGAAGAAGTTGAAGTACTGCCCTGCCTCGCTCAGGATGACCTTGTCGTCCGCGATGAACCCGAGGCGGTTCCGGAAGAGGAACACGTCCTTGATCTTGCGACCGACGAAGGACGGCTCCGGGGCGGTCGTGGCATCCCCGGCGGTCCTGATGTCCCATGCGGGCTTGTAGCAGGCGAACTCCCCGTCAGCCCTGCGGACCAGGACGTAGGGCATCTTGGAGTCGTCGAGGGTGGTCTTGGTGTTGAACCCGACCGTCTCCTCCCAGATGCCCGTGCCTCCCACGCCGTCGTTGGCGGTGAACTTGACGAAGTAGCCGAATGCCTCGGGATCCTCGACGTCTGCCGCGATCTCGATCTTGAAGCCATGCTTGGCTTCCTTGGGGAGGTCTGCGAGACGACCGACCCTGCCCTTGGCGCAGACCATGTAGGTGCTGCCGACCGTGTCGGAGACCTTGAGCGTGAAGGTGATTGCCGGGTTCTCGACGGCCTGACTCAGGTGGATCACGGATCCATAGACGGTTGCCGTGATCTTGTGGGCGTTTGCCGGAGCGGCTGGGTTGGTCCCGGCGTTGATCTTGGAGGCAAGGTCAGCGGCGATTGCCTCGGTGCTCAGGGTCCCCGAAGCAGCGGTGGTGTGGGTGTAGGTGAAGGTGTCCCCACCCTCCTTGATCGTCACCGTGTAGGTCACGTTGTACGCGGCCTGGATGATCGTGATGAGGGCTTCCTGGGTGATGGCATCCGAGGTAGTCCCAACCGCCGTTGACATGGCGACCGCGGTGTTCCGGTTCACCAGGAAGGTGAAGTCAGCCACCGTGATGGCACGGATGTCAGCCGGGGTGCTCAGGTAGGTGGGCACCGTGAACGCCGTGGTCCCCGTGAGGGCGTTGTAGACGTTCTTCTCCACCCCGTCGAGGGTGAACACCTTCAGGCTGTTGCTGGTCAGCCGGACGACGTACCGCTCCACCGAGTCCCGGTTGATGAAGTGGATGAACTGGGTGTCTGCGTTGGCCGCAAGCTGGGCGACGTGGTTCGTCGGGGGCCTCTTGGTCAGCCCATCGGTCAGCGAGGGGTAGCCGTTGACCTGCTCCTGGAGCTGCGAGGGGAGCCGCATCTGCGGGGGCTGCTGGGAGACCCCCTGGATGAGGTTCGATACCGGGATGGATACGAGCATCAGGCGAATCGGCGGAGGTTGTAGGCGACGTCCTGGTTGTTGAAGATGTTGTAATCAGCCTGTTCCGACTCGAACTCACGGAGGGTCATCCAAGCCTGCATCTCGTCGCGCTCCGTGAATGCCACGGCCTTCTCGCTGGTGACCATGCGGGCAGCCAAGGTCCTGCCTGCACGGATCATGCAGTACCGCCGGGCAGCCTCGGGCATCTCGTCCCAGTCGAGGAGGACCACGGCCTCGAGCTCCGTGACGGTCTCCGTGAAGGTGTCGGTCTCGTTCTCGCGGTCGTAGAGCCAGCCACCCTTGCGGGCAAGGTCCTTGGTCGGGTGATCCACGCGGACCCATGTGGCAGGCACGGCGATCTTGTTGGTGACGTCTGGCTGGAGCGACTGCTTCTTGAGGGTGTTCCAGGACCACGACCGGGTCATCAGGTCACGGCAGACCTCGTCGAGGATGAGCTGGGCGATGGCGACGTCTGCGGTCGCCGCATCCGTGAGGTTGGACACGGGCGATTCCCCGATGCAGGTGAGCATCGTGTTGACCGCCTGGAGCCGTGAGGTTTCGATCATGGTGTTCCTAGATAGCCCCCCGGGGGACGAACCCCCGGGAGGCCGGGAGGAGGGAAGGAGGAATCCACCTGCCCGGGTTTCCCCGGACAGGCGGTATTGGTTAGGTAGTCAGGCCGCTATCAGGCGGTCCACTTGAACCCGATGGCGCACTCCGGACGGAGGACGCCGAAGCCGGCCATGATCTTCGAGACGCAGAGGGTGCCCTGGTACTCGATCTTGCGCTCCATCTCGGTCGAGACGTCGAGCTTCTTGAGCACACCGACCGCGTCCGCGTGGCCGCAGACACCCCAGTAGTCGATGTTCGCCGCACCGAGGCCGTAGCCCACACCGTCGCCGCCGAACACGTCGTTGGCGATGTTGGTGTTGGCGTACAGGGCATCGGACGACTCGCTGCCGACGTCACGGGGGAACAGGTTGCTCTTGAGCACCTTGAACCCGGCGATCTCGATACCGGAGGCCGTGCCCTTGGACACGTCGCCGGCACCCGATCCGTAGTCGCTCGAGAAGCGAACGGCGCGGTCAGCCGCGGCGGCCATGATGGCACCGTACTGCTCGGGACGCAGGATGCAGAAACGGCCCTGCTCCGGGACATCCTTGTTGTCGAGCTTCTCCTGGGCGGAGAACAGCGAATCGACGATCTGGGCACCCGTCACCGAGCCGGCGGTGCCGGTGGTGATGGTCTCGCCAGCCAGGGCCGTGTTGTTGCCCGAGGTGTTCGAGATCGGGTTCGTGGACCGGCTTGCGGCGATCATCGTACGCATCGCCATGCCGTCCATCGCACGGGCCAGCGAGTAGCCGAGCTCGGTGGCGATGGGACCACGGACGTCCCAATGGTTCATCAGCTCATCGACGTCATGGATCAGCGTGTTCGCCGTCAGCATGTTGTCGAGGTTGATGACCCGCTCACCGAACTTGAAGTCGCTCAGGTAGCCCGAGGCGGCCTCGAGGATGTTCTGGCCGGGCGTGTGCCACTTGGCGGTCGCCTTGCCGTAGATCGGGAACGTGGCGGACTTGCCGACCGCGATGGTGCGGCTGCGGAGGAGGGGCGTCAGGACGAGCTTGGTCTCGTAGTTGGAGAGGACCTCTCCGCTGAACACCTTGAGGAACAGCTCGCGCTTGTCGGCACCGGCGTTGTTCGCGCCCTGCCGGCTCCCTGTGAAGTCAAATTCATTAGCCATTGTGATGGCTCCTTGTGTCGTGATTGCGTTGGCAGTACGGGTCAGCCCGTGTTGCCGCCGGCATCGACGCGAGGGTGTCCCCCGCAGGGGGCCTCAGCGGATGCGGGTGGTCAGTCCCCGGACCTCATCCACCATGTCCTGCCGGAACATGGGGGAAGCGTTGAATCACCGACCCCGGGTTTCCCCGGAGCCGGCCTTGGTTGTCTTGGTCGAAACTGTCCTTCTCAGAAGTTCAGCTTCTTGCTCTTGCACAGCCAGTAGCCGATCACGGCCCCTGCAA